CAAGTGTGAACCGTATGTATATTGGACTGATACATTGTGGATTCTCAGCACAGTTTTACCTAAAGCATCGACAAATGAACCTAAATCGATTGTAGTCGTATCGAAGCCTCCAGAACCGCCTGTTAATTCTGAAAGTTTTGCTCTTATGAAGAAAGAATCACTCTTAACCATAATGGGATATCCCTTTTGACTCTTAATATACTAATTCTTTCAACATATACTTGAGCGCCGTCGGTTGTAGTGGCTGTATTGTATTGCAGTAGCCACCTACAACGCTTCAATTACCAATCTCAATCATTAATAACGAATCATTCATAGAATGCCATCGATGACACCCTCCTGATGGCCATACATTATTGCCCAAAATGCCGATATGCAATGAGGACTAGATTCTCATTGTCAACCGACCCAAAATATGTGATTAAAAATTGCAGGAAATGTGGATTTGAAAAACTTCATCAAATAGTGGGGGAGTTCTGAATGAGTCGCCCTAGAAGCCTTGACAAATCTATACCTCTGAGCATCGCAATCCCAATGAGTCTTCACTTCAAACTCTCTGAATTAATACCTCAGAGTATGTCAAGGTCGCAATGGATTTGTCGAGCAATAAATAATCGAATAAATGAGAAGCAAGAAAACAAAATGGTCGACTTTCAAACACTCTCTTTAATGTGCCATTTAAGGGATAGAAAAGAGATTACAAACTCCTTGAGAAAAGCACTTCAACATGAAGTCGATGCGATGATGAAAAATCGCTCTTAAGCAATTTATCACTCAATTCATGTTCTATTCAATGTTAATCAAGAATAATTCATGTTTTTTAATCGAAAATCTAAACGCTAAACTAAGAGCCTGTCAAAAGCTCGAATTCAGTGATCCCAGGAAGAACAAGAATGTCTTCAGACTAAAAAACATCGATACAAAACAACGTGCAATTCAATCAGTTTACTGAAGCATTTCAGCCTTGAGAAGTTTCCTTGATTATCGATATAATTGCTTCATCATCAGATAACTCATAAACTTGCATTTCAATAAGGTAATTGTATGTGCCTGTATCACTAGTAACAAACGACAAAAACATATCTCTATTGATGATATGGTCAGGGTCTAAAAACTCCGAATGAATCTCAGCCGAACCATTGCCAACAGTCCAACCAAATTGACGGTTATCTCCAGCATCCATGAGAGTTCCACTTGATACTGTATCATAACTTAGAATCGCCACAAATGTATCGGCAGGGTCAACAGCCCATACTCTGAACCGATGGATTCTAAGACCGTAATTAATTAGCCCATCCGCAGTGATTAGACTCTTTCGACCAACACCACCGGTAACATCGACTTGACCTCGTAAAGTTCTGATGCGACCTGCCTTCATCTCTTCATCTCCCTTCTCGTTTCAGCATGGGCGGCCTTCATGCACTTCGCTGAATTGCAGTTTTTTTTCCACTCGCCGCTTCTTTTGGTCATTTTTGCTTTTTGTCGTTTGTATGCTTTACCGAATGCTCGATTGTATGCGGATATCGCCCGACGACCCTTAGCCTTCTTTTTGACCATCTGAGCCGTTCCTACAGCCGTTCCCTCGACAAAGGTCTGAATCAGTTCAGGAGGTATTCGGGTCGTCACAGCGACACCTTCTAGCATGGTATCAGCCAATGCGTAAAGGAGTCGTGCCATTTGCTTGTCGCTGACCATCGAGAATCAACCTCATTGTTGACTCAATGCTAAGGCCATACTAGCGGATGCGGTCATAGTTTCAACAGTGCATTCCAGCACTACGGATAAATTACAGTCATTTTGAAAACCACTTGAGGATTGGCCGGCTAATTGGATAGACTCGACGGCTATTAGATATCCATTAGTCCACTGTTGAGGACTGATATCGATGGCTTGACTAACGAAAGTGAAGTGATTGGCTGTTGCGCTTGCATTGCTTGCTACTAGAGCCCCTGATGATATCAGAGTCCTGTTATCGGCATTGACCATTGAGCCTTGAGATTGGGTTGTAATTTGCCATGTAGTGAGCCCCTCAGAGGTTGGGTTTGTTAATGATGGAGTCAAGTGTGAACCGTATGTATATTGGACTGATACATTGTGGATTCTCAGCACAGTTTTACCTAAAGCATCGACAAATGAACCTAAATCGATTGTAGTCGTATCGAAGCCTCCAGAACCGCCTGTTAATTCTGAAAGTTTTGCTCT